GGTTTCTTCTTGTTCTATTCCCGTGTAACTTATTGCTTCAGGTTCAAACAAGTAACCTAATCCGATTGACTGATAGTAACTAAATCGTTTAGGGTCAAGTTTATCAACTTCAATTCGTCTTTGTCCCAATACGGAATCATATTTAATAATTACTTTCCCTTTGTGTTCGTCTTTAATTTTCATTTTCAAGTTTTATTCGTTTCAAATCTTCTTTTATTTCTTTAATCCAATAATGCGCTGTAACGTACGGAAGGTTGAAGTACTTACCCATTGCTCTTGAAGTAGTGTAACCTTTATCGTAGTATGCTTCAAATATAATTAACTTAATTCTATCTTGAATCGTGTTTCTATAAATTTCAATGCAGGATTTATGAAGTTGATATTTGCGCTCCTGTTCTATCTTATATATTAAATCGCTATCGTCATTTGTTTCGTTATTCGTGTATTCCATAGCCGTGACTGATTCGTCTTTATTCGATTGTGAAGTGTTCCACAATATTTGCTTTTTGATTGTGTTAAGAAGATAGCTTTTAACTTCGTTTTCCGTGTTTAAGTCGGGATTTAGTTCTACTAAGTAAAGATAAGCGTTATTAATTACTACATCGGCTGTTATAGTGCTATTCATTCGCACCAAAAAGTAATTAGTGTATTTTCTAATCTCGGAGTAATTCGTGTTAATGTACCGGTCAAGTATTGCTTTCAAACCAAGACATAAAATCCTTGAACCATACCCGCCTACGAACGTTGGAGCAAAAACATTCTCCATCCTTTTTTCCCGTTTTTAGTTCCTTAATCTTTTTTAACTTATTCAAGCTAACCTTTGAATACTTAATTACATCTGATGAAGCGTTTATCTCGTTGATTACTTCAAGTTCAATTTGTTCAAACATATATCTACGATAAAAGCAATTAAAGCAGCTAAACAAGCATATTGAAAGCTACCTGAATAAATTAAAGTTGTCCAAAATGACCAACACTTCCAACATCCCAACGATGAATGTATGTAATTGGATAAGTGAGTAACCTTTAGTTGGGTAAATATAAAATCAAAAAGCAGCTGCAGGGGTTCGAAGTTAACAAACCACCAAGCAACTGCTATAATCAGTATTAAATTCATAGCCTAATTTTCGGCTAATTTATACAATTTTTTTTGATAGTTCAACAAACGACCTAAACCACGAGCGCAAGTGTCTAACCTATAAACGTATTTATCCGCTAATTCGTGTAACAAACCTTTCTTACAAGTCATTATCATATCTGAATGTAACCTCATTCGTGTTTGCATCCCTTGTATCATATCTTCTATTATTCCCATACGGTCTTCTACTTCGTCTTTATCTAAGGCTACTCCTTTACCATCACAAGCCATACAAGTAAAGTCAACAGGGTTTTGTTCGTACGGGATATGCGTATCGTTTAAATCGATTGTTACATAACCATCTCCATCACATTCCGGGCAATTCATAAATAAATTTTTCATAATAAATAGTTTTAATTGTTGAACAAATATAACTATTCTTTTTAATATAACAACAAAAAGAATAAAAAAAAGCGGAATTTTTTACGTTCCGCCTTCCGACCGTGTTACCACAATCCAAAAATGATTCAGTAAGTGTTCTAATGGTAACTATCTGAATACGTTATTTACTGAAGAACTCCCCGAGTCGTTCTATTGACTTACTCGATAGGTTACTTCCGTTTAAAAACTTATGAAGATTAGGTTGTCTTATCTCTACTAACTTTGAAAAAGCGTTTAAGCTGATTTCGTGTTTTTGTAGGTAGTGTTTAACCATTGCCCGTGTTACTTCATTCGCTTCGCTTAAAACCTTTGCTTGCTCTCTCATAAGTTACCTAAAAAATCATCAAATTCTTTGTTGTTATAACTTGGTCTTCCTTGTGGCTTCGCTTGTTCTTGAACGGGTTTAAAACTTAGACTTTGAAATTTTCCGTTTTTACCTTCCTTAACCCAACTGCTAACGTAATATTCTACTCCGTTAATTGTAGCTTTCCCGTTGTAATGGGGGTGCGTTTCCTTTTCTCTTTTGTCGTTAGTAAATAACGCTCCGCTGTTTTCTCTTTTTTCCATTTTATTTATTTATTATTTATTAATCCAAATTCCATCTTTACCGCCATTCTTTTTTATTTCGTCTTTTGCGTAATTAATGCGGTCTAACGTCGTATCTAAGTCGTCGGTTATAATCATTCGTGTAAATCCAAATTCATCGCCTATATCCTTTTTAAATAAAGATGCTTCATAATGAAACCACATTGTTTCGTTTAATGGTGATGCACCAATATAATAAACTACTTCTTCTTCACGTTTATATGCTTCACTTTCTTTTAGCAGCTTATAAATATCGTTTACAAATTGAAAATAAGCCTCATTGCCTATAATACCTATAAACTCTTCTTCGTTAATTGTCTTTTCCATTTTTACTTTGTTTTAATATATAACCTTTTAAATCTTTCAACCGAACAACAAAACTCTGTTATAGGATTTGTTTCATATTGTCTTATTGTTTCGTACCAAACTTTATCCTTTTTAAAGTCTTTGATTTGTACTACTTGCTCTCGGGTCGTGTTTTTGTAGTAACCCATTACTTTTAAATCTTCATTCATAATTCTTGCATTAAATTGTTATAATACTCTCTTGCTAACTCTATTCTTTCTTTAATTTGTTCTATTACGCTTTCGTCTTTTGCTATTTTAAAGACCTTGACGCGCTTTTCTTTCGGTATATGGTCAAAGTTATGCTTCTTTTGGACAAAATCTCTTACATCTAAATTTTCATCTATTAACCCTTGTTTCCAATGTTCGCGCCTAACCTCATCTTCTACGATTTGAAATGGTGTGTTTACTAAGCAGTAACATAAAAGTGCTTCGTCTTTTCCTGATAACCACATATAACCTTGTAATTGATAGTAGTAATCTTTGTTAGGGCATTCGGTTTCAAAAAATGGGAACGTTGTAGCATCCCAACTGCATTTTACGTCTAAAAGAATTTCATTCGTGTTTACGTCGGGAGTTCCTGTTAAGTAATCGTTGGTTAGATTCTCGTCATTTTTATAGATGAATCCTAAATCAAGAACATCGTTAACAAGTTCAATCCCTTCGTCTTCTACTTCATTACCTTTGTCCGTGTACCTGCTCCAAAATTCCTTACGTATTCCGTATTTATGTTCTATTGCAAGTTCCTGAATGTAGGTCTTTGTGGTTTTAGATAAGACCTCCCCTTTTGTTTTAGGGAAAGTCATTAATTTACCAATTTGGGAACAACGGATTCTCATACTAATAAAAGTGCTTTAGTTTGTAATTCAGTTAACTCAAATCTTCCTTTTAGTTCTTCTATTGTATAAGTTCCTTTTTGGATGGCTATAATAGCTTTGTTAAAATTCTCTGAAGATATTGGCTTCTTTTCGTTTTTTTCCGGGTTCTTTGCTTTTTCTATTTCTTTTTTAATTGAAATACTATCGGGGTTATTCGTGTTTTTAGTATTATCTTTTGAATCGGGGTCTGATTCCGTTTCGTCAATTAAGAACAAACCATTTAAAGCGTATTTACGTGCGTAACTTGAAGCAGTACCGGTACATTGTTCAGATGACATTCCCTTATGTTCACCAAGTTCTGCCCAACCTAACACTTCAGCTATACCACCTTCGCATTTTAACGTTGCTGTAGCTTTTAAAAATAGCTTGTTACCTACTTGTTCAATAGTATCACTAAGAATTAATATTGCTCCGTGTTTAGCTAACAATGGTTTAACGGATTCTAAGATTTGTTCAGCACTACGATACTTGTAATTTCCGAACTTGTTTAAACTTCCCTTTGGACATTTTAATTCTGCCTGAATTTCTAATAACTTTTTCATAATAAATAAATTAAATGTTTAACGTTCACAAATATAGTTATTCTTTTTAATATAGAACTATTTATTTGTCTTTTTTTAGAAATATTTTTCTTTTAATCCTGTTTGCTTATTGTAATATGCCATTAATTCAATATCATTCGTGGAGTTTTCTCGTGGTTTTCTACCGCCAATTCTAATTTTACCTTCGATTGAATCCGTTTTTCCGTAGATTATCCCATCGTAACAACCCCAAATAATAATAGGATTAATTTTTTTATCCTGTAGCTTTATTAATTTTCTACCTGCAATTGGTAATGGGTAAGCGTCTAATATATTTCTATTTCTTCCCTTTACTTCTGCATAACCAACTATTTCGTTATTATGATATAAACAATAGTCTATGTCATTTTCGCTTAATTTTTTATATGTTAGATTAAACATATTACAAAAAAATTCAATGCATTTTAATTCACGTTCTAAATCGGATTTGTTTTCAAATCTCATTTAAATTCTTTTATTTTATTTTTATAGATGTTAATTATTTCTTTTAGTTCATCCTTTGTAAACTTCCGTGTTTTCCTTGCTTCTGCTTCTAATTCGTGATAACTTTCAATTCCGATTTTATGTATTAAGTTTCTTTGATATTCAATTAAATTACCTGAAAGGTAAGTGTTACAATGTTCGCACTGAAGATGAACATTTAATTCATTAAAACGAACGTTCCAATGGTTATTTGCGTTGAAGTAATGACCGGCATTTTCTTTTAATGGTTTCTTTTGGCAGCTTATGCAGTTTTGTCCTTTATCTCGTAATCTGATATATTTATTAAATATTATTTGAGTAGCTTTTATTAGTTCTTGGATAGTTTCTAAGTCGTTCTTCATTTTAGCTTTCGTCTTTTTCCATTGTTTCGCCTTTTCGGATTCTACCCAAACACGGACGCACTCAGATTCTAAACAATACTTTTGATTAAAGCGGATAGGTTCAAACTTCTCTTTGCAGTTCTTACACCTCATAAATTCAAGTTTTTAATGATTTTATAAAGAACATTGACTACTATTGAATTACCCGCTTGTTTATATGCTTGACTATCGGAAACATTCCAAGTAAAAGTATCAGGGAAATCCATAAGTCTGAAACATTCACGGGGCGTTAGTCTTCTTATTTTATTTGATTTTATTTTAAGTCCTTCTCCGTGTCCTGACCATAATGTTGGAGCAATACCTTCCTCATCATAAATACAGCCATTCATTCCTTTTCCTGATGGATGAGTATTTCCAACACAAATAATATTATCAGAAATATCAATTGAACCACTTGATTTATTTAAACAAGATGCATAATCATTCTCTGTTTTATAATTAATTTTTCCATTGTTAAAATTATCACTACGATTATTCAGATATATTAACATTTTTTCAGTTAAAAAATATTTTTCATTTACATTTTCTTCAAGTACATCTTTTAATTTCTTGGTTAAATGCTCTTCTCTTGGGAATTGGAAGTTATTATCCGAATCATCTCGGATTCCAATCAAAAATACACGTTCTCGGTTTTGTGGTATACTGTGATTCTTTGCGTTTAAGACTTGCCAATATAAATGATAAGGAACTGAATCTTCATAAGGAAATATTACAGGAACCCCGTTAACTGATTTACCACCTAACATATTAACCCATTCTTGAAAAGTCTTACCACCATCATCAGAAAGTAATCCTTTTACATTTTCAAATATGAAATAACGTGGTTTATTCACTTGGATGAATTCGTAAGAATTAAAAAACAATATTCCTCGTTTATCGTCTTTTCCTAATCTTTTACCGGCTAAACTAAATGCTTGACAAGGGGGTGAAGTCATATAGATGTCAAGTGGTTCACTTGGAATTTCACGCTCATAAACGTTTGTTGGATAATATTCAGGTTCTCCGTAGTTATGTATGAATGTTTGTCGTGCATATTTATCCATATCACAAGCGAATAATTCTTTATATTCAATTCCTAATCTGATTAAGGCTTGATTGAATGCACCGACCCCGCTAAAATCACTTCCTACTTTTATCATAATTCATAATTTTTGGTTTTTAATTGCATTTCTAAATCCTTTACTTTAAATTTCTCCTCCATTAATAGCTTTTCAAGTCTAAAATTTTGTTGTAGTGCTGTTCTTAGTTCCTTTTCAATAGCATCGTAACTAATTTTTACTTCTTGAAGGTCTGCTAAACTACGTTCCATTGAATTAATTAAATCAACTCTATGTTCGTGTTTTTGTTTGATTTCTTCAAGGCTTATTTTAATCTTTAAATAGGTAGTGTCTAATAACACTTTGCCTTTTATAATAGTTAATTCATCCATAATTCGTCTTTTTGCTTGTTATAATTTGCAATTTATCCCGTTTTATCCCGTCTAACTTTTCAGACCTTATAATTTTTCTATTTATTCTTTACTCATTTGTATATTGATGGTCTTGAACCATTAAGTTTCTGACTCAATAATGTTTCCTTGAAACACTTAACAAATTCTTCTTTTATATCTTCGACAACTATTCCATCACCCCACACCATTACGTCTTTCTTAACCCTGTCTTTCCAGTGATAGTTTGTTGGGTAGTTGTATAAAAGGAAGTTCTCCATTTCCTCCATAGTAAAGGAAAGTTCTATTTTAATTTGTTTACTCATCTTTTTTTAGGTTTAATATTACAAGTTAAGTTAGTTAAGATAGTTAAGGTAGTTAGAATGGCACATTGCCTTTACTTTGTTTCATCTTTTCGCTAAACGAAAGTAATTCTTTTCCGTTAACTACATCGGGTTCAATTAAAGGTAGTTGTTTAGGTTTTATTGGTTCGTGTTTTCGTTGAGCATAAACCTTATTACCAAATTTATCTAACATATAATACTGATATTTTTGAGTGTCTAAATATAACTTGTAAATTCCGTTTTTTGAAACTCCCTTTGGTTTGCTCTTTGCTACTTTTAAATGAACTTCGTTTTCTTGCGCTCCAGTTCCATCACTTAATAATAAATCTTTTGGCGGTCGCCAAGGAATTAAAACGCTTAAACCTTTTCTAAACCATACTTGACCGCCTGCAAAGTCACGAGCGGACGGAATAG